TTATGTAACAATGTATATACTATATATCAAATTGTAAACTTTGTCAAGGGGTGTGTGACACTTTCGTGACTGTCTTTGGTTTTTCTTTTAAGTAATATAACTTATTCTAATGTCTCTCCCATGTCATCATTGAATTGTATATAATCTTCCATGTTTACATCAGGTGTAAACATCATACCATTATCACCAGTATTATATGTTGAATATGTGCCAATACCATCGCTTAGAAAGATAGGTCCAGCCTCCTCTTTCTCATGCTCATGCTTAGGCATCTCGTCTCTAATTGATTTTAGTCCTTGATAGTAATGGAAGAGTAGACTTAGTGTCTCATCTTTCAACTCTTCCGCTTCTAAAGCGTCAGTAAATGCTGCTTTAGCATAGTGGACAGCTTTATTAAAATTTTGGCAGGACATAATAAGAATGCTAGTTGTCTTTTATATATGCACCTACGTCATCTGATGGGTCTAACCATTTTGTGTATTCAAAGTCCTCGATGGCAGTTTCTAGTTGCATACCATTATCACAGAGATACATGTCTTTGTATCTGTCAGTACGCTCGTTGAATTTTTGGATACGATAGTCAGGAGTTCCGTTATCCAGAGTCCCTGCTTCGACGTATCGGTATGGGAATCGCTCTGTGATGACAATAGGTTTCATATGTGGTTTGTGTAACCTTGTCATTGTAGCACACTATGTGAAAGAAAACCACCCTGTAATAATATATTTTTCTGATGTGTTACTTACACGACCTCTGTGAAAGTGAGTCCAGTCGGATGGCCATATCACAGTATACCCTCGCTGAGCAGGGACATACTTATCTTGGTGAAACCATTCCGTGCCTCCGTCAGGCACATCATTCATGTATGTCATAAAGACTAAGTGTCTATAGACATTCCCAGGTGAAGAGTTTGCCCTCTCAGTATGCCATTGTTTGAAGCCACCACCAATAGGGTAGTGTTGAATTGATAAAGGTTCTTTAACTTCAAACCTAGACAATTCGGCAAAGGGAAATCTCTCTAGATATTTATTCAATACCTCTTGAAGTTGCATCAAATAGTTATGAATCTCTGGCACATGTAATGAAACAGGAACATGTAAGTCCTCTGAATCTTTATAATCCTTGTCAACATATATGTCTCCACCTTCATAGACCATACCGTTATGTCTAGCAAGGAAGTTTTGATGCTTCCAAAAATGATACAGTCCTTCAATAACATCCTCTTTTATGTAATCACCCCAGATAAAATCTGAATGTTTATCACATATTTTACCTTTATATGTTGTTATTTCTTCTGTCAACAGTCCTCTCGGTATTCTCTAATAATTATCTTTGGGTCACCCTCATCATCCCAGAGAGTGCGTTTAACTATATCAGTCTTACCTCTCATGTTGTAAGATATAATTGTGCGTGGCACATCTGATGTATTATCTTCTGCTTCGTGTGTTATATGTGCAGGGAAGATTACCATATCACCTTCCTTCACTGGTGGTAGATAGTCTTCTAGTTTCCCATTCCATGGATTGTTGAATGGTGAATAGAATTTAGTGGGACTATGTATCTTGTCATCATAATCCAAGTAAATTACTGAAGACCATCCAGATGCACCATGATTGTGACAACCATGTGACATCCCTTTCAATGCAGTTTGAAACCACATATCAGTAAATTCTACACGTGTTTTTCCTGTGAAATCCTGTAGGTAAGGAGTGATGATATCAATGACAACATCACTCCAATCAGGAAGTTTATACTTTAACTCTTCATCGAAGAAGTCTGTGTAGACTTGTCCGTTAGATTCAAGCATAGACTCTTGTATGTTTGGTAGTGCCTCTTTGATTTTCTGCTTGGCAATATGCCAATTCGCAATCTCATAATGTATAAGGGGCACACTAAACATACTAACAACGGTCATCGCATCTCCTGCAATTCACGAATTCTATCACTGACAACTATAGCGTCATCAATCTGTCCTTCATTAACTAAGTGGTGCAGTTGGTCAATTAGTATTTCTACAGCATCCATCAGAAAATCAGAATCTTCTTGATACTCCATTGCTTTACCTAGGTACAACTCATCTATTATATATGCTGCCATACTCATTGTCAAGCCCTAAAATTCTTGACGAACCATTCGGCATCCACCACTACTAGAGGTTTCTTACGATTCTTCTTCATGAAGAGTATAGGTTCGTGGTCTCCTGAGTTTGCTTCTGCCTGTGCATATGCTTCATACACATTCAACTTCTCTACATTCTTACACTCAATACTGAATGGGAATTTCTCTCTGGCATCCCTTGCCATCATTATATCTTCTCCTCCCGCACCCATACTCCTAGATTCAATGTCCTCAGGGTGTACATTACGATGCTCTATGAGCATGTCCCTTACCCATTGCTGAAAGCGTCTGCCCTTTCCTTTAGCACTCTGTGTTTTCAACCTTTATACTTTGTAAATGATAAATTAATTCTTGGCTCGTCTTCAAATAAGATGTCGCCAGACTCCTGCTCAGTTGATGACTGCTCGTCATCTAAAGGTGAGTCCCAAGGTTCTCTTTCCATTATTCGATGACGTCCTTATATGATAAGGATGATGCAGGCTTACTGTATGCTGCCTCAAGATATCTATCTGGGTTTTCCTTGATAGCATCATCTAATTCTGCTGACAACTCTTTAAGTTGTTTTGCTATTTCTTTTATTCTGGTGTAATTCATGTGCCTTAAGAAAAAGGAGACCCTAAGGTCTCCTGTATTATACATGTTATTTCTCTGTTTGTCTAGGGTCAAACAGATTCCAGTGTTTCATATTGAATGGTTGTAAATAAACCCATTTAGCGTAATGGATGCCCCTGTAACATAGCATTGCGAATACTTTGTCGGGGTCGTGTTTTTCAGGATCATACTCTGGTAGATCTGTCGCACCCCAGCTAAAATGGATTTTTAGCATGGGTCTATCCCCTATTCATTTGAAGAAGCATAACCTCTCCATAAATTAAAGATAAAACAACGACCATTGTTAGAGAAATTTCTGCTATTACTTGCATAGCTCCTCCTGCTTGTTTTTTACTGGGACACCACGATATACGAGTGTCTTGTCATGATTCATAGAAGTCTTAGGACGATTTGTGTCGTACTTAACTCCTCTATATGTGACTTGTGCCATTTGGTTTCTCCTAAAGTAATTGGGGGTTTGAATTCCCGTTCCTTCAGTCGGCTTTTGCGTCCCTACAATCTAGACCATGCGTTTCACCAAAGTCATAATATAAATCGATAACTTCCTGTCTATCTTTATCGCTAAGGTCTGGATAGACTTTAGCACGATTGACAAGAGTGTCAATGTCTGCGCACGATACTGTAATTACAGTAGCAATTAAAGTTTCAATCATAAGGATGAACGTCCCGTTCCGAGTCGGCTTACTTGCGTCCAAACATCATAGGTTTACAATTCTTTTCTTCAACTTTGCTATAAAAGTAATCTATAAGATACTCATGAGCATCAGAGTTGAGATTCGCATCGCTGAGTATCTCTGCTCTGTTTTGATTCCACTCTAAACATGTCATCGTCCAATGGGACGGATGATGCTGAGTGAGAAGTGAAGATAGTAGTGCAACTTCAAACATTTGGATGAACGTATGGATATCATAACATATCCAATACTATTTAGCAATACTATGTAACAAAGACCGTATACGGTATCATTTATTACGTTTTTTTCTTCTTGTTGGTTGATTTGGTAGCCGCTTGTGACGTTTTAAGTCCCTCTTGACCTGTTTCAAAAACTTCAAGTGGTCCTGCATACCATTCATCGGGTCCAGGCCAGGAATGCCTCTCCCAATATCCTTTCGTCTGCTCATCCATTTGCTCAGGTATTTTCATAATTTGAAACCACTAAATGTTTTTGCGTCAACGTCTTGTTTAATACCACCGACAATATAAGATTCTATCTCTGTCTCTTGTGGTGCATTCTGTTGACCCTTAGAGTTGAGCCAGTGCTCAGTCCAAGGTAAAGGATTATTCCTTGCGGGAATATCATACATGGTTTCTAGTTGAATTGCTTTCATGCGTCTATTCGCAACCCACTCGATGTATTGATGCAATAGTTTCTCATTAAGACCTATCATGCTACCGTTAGAAAAGAGATAGTTTGCCCAGTCTTTCTCTTCGTTGACTGCGTTAGCAAACATCTGACGCACATTCTCTTTCTCTTCGTTTGCAATCTGTTGCATCTCAGGGTCATCACCCTTCTTCCATTTGTAAAGTATCTTCTGTGTTAACGCAAGGTGTTGTGATTCGTCTCTTGCAATAAGGGATATGATCTTAGCTGACCCTTCCATAAGTTTGAGTTCACCGAATGCGAAAGAGCAAGCAAAACTAACGTAAAAACGAATACCTTCAAGGATGTTGACATTGGCAATAGCTCTGTAAAGTTTACGTTTGACATCCCTAAGAGTCCACTGTGATGTGGGGGATTCTTTCCAGTCTGGTTTCCACATATTACTTTCAGCATACTCACCTACTACATCAAGAAACTCATCGTATGCTTTAGTAACTGACTTAGCACGAGAGATAATCTTCTCGTTATCTAATACAGTATCAAACACCTCACCTGGGTCAGGGTATACATTCTTAATTATATGTGTGTATGAGCGTGAATGTATCTGCTCCATGAATTGCCAGACACCCATGCATCCTTCCAACTCAGGTAGTGAGCAGTAAGGAGAGAATGCCATCCCAGGTCCTCTACCCTGCACAGAGTCTAATAAGATTTGATACTTGAGGTTAGAAGTATAGATGTGCTTCTGTTGCTCAGTCAAAGTCTTATAGTCTGACCTATCCTTTTGTAGTGAGACCTCTTCTGGTCTCCAGAAATATCCTAATTGTGTTTGTGTTAACTTATCAAAGTCTGGATACTTATATTCGTCGTATCTTTGCATCCCTAAGGGTGCACCAAAAAACATTGGTTGCTTTTTGGTATCAGTTTTCTTTTCGTTGAATACTGTTACGCTCATGTGTTTTGCCATTTAAACTTTACAACTATCACAGTCTTCTTCTGACTCTGTGCCATGAAGAATATCATTAATTAATTGCTCTGTCCTTGCAGTATTTTCTGCATCGACATCCTTTTTATTATCGTATGTATTTTGGTAGTATGAGGTCTTCCAACCTAATTTGTATGTTGTTAATAAATCATTTGCCATCACGGATACTGGCACTTCATTGTCAGGATAATTCTCTGGATTGTATGACCAGTTTCCACTGATTGCTTGGTCAAAGAATTTCTGCATGATAGCAGTTACATTAATGTATCCCTCGTTACTAGGCATGTCCCACAAGAGCGTGTAATTATTCTTGTAAGTTGTAAACTGTGGAACAATTTGCTTAAGAGGTCCCTTCTTGGATTTCTTAATGGACAGGTAGTCTCTAGGTGGTTCGATTCCGTTGGTTGCGTTTGACACAACGGAGCTAGATTCCGATGGCATTTGTGCGGACAGAGTGCTGTGCCTGAGTCCCCATTCGGCAATGTCATCGCGTAAAGAATCCCAATCATAATCGTATGATACTGTGACTAACTCATCTACTTCACTCTTATATGTATCTATTGGAAGGATTCCATCGATGTATTTTGTGCGATGGAAAGCATCACATGCACCCTTCTCTTTAGCAATGTTATTAGATGCTCTAAGTAGATTGTATTGGAAGGATTCAGTCAGTCTATGAGTGAGGTTATACGCTTCTTGACTATTATATTTCACACCATTCTTTGCGAAATAATGTGCTAGACCAATGAAACCTATACCCAATGACCTACGTGCCAATGTAGAGCGTCTTGCTGCTGCTACAGGGTACTCTTGATAGTCAATCAACTCCTCCAATCCTCTCACTGCTAGGTCACATAGATTCGGCATCTCGTTAAGACTGCGAAGTTTACCTACGTTGATAGCAGATAGAATACACAAAGCAATCTCACCATCCTCACTATCAATATGATTGATAGGGTCAGTAGGTAGAGTAATCTCTTGACATAGGTTACTCATATTAACTTTGTCTTTAAATGATGAGTGACTATTACAGTGGTCTATATTCATTAAGTATAGACGACCAGTCTCTGCTCTCTCCTTGAGTAGGTCTAAGATTAATCCTTGAGCACTGACTCTTTTGGAGGGGATTGATTCATCCAATTCATACTGGCAGTATAGGCTATCAAAGCTATCGGTCCCAAAACTCTCATAAAGAGCAGGAACATCATGAGGGGAAAAAAGCGTGATTTCTTTATCTTCGATAAACCTTTCATAAAATAACTTACTTAATTGAATACTGTAGTCTAACTTTCTAACTCTATTATCCTCTGTCCCTTTATTATTCTTAAGGACTATGATGTCCTCTATCTCTTGATGCCAGATTGGGAAGTGGACTGTCGCGCTTCCACCTCGAATGCCATTTTGAGTGCAGCATCTGACAGTGCTCTCAAACTTTTTGAGGAAAGGGACAACACCTGTGTGCTGTACTTCTCCGCCCCTGATTTTAGCGTTGATGCCACGGATTCTACCCGCGTTGATACCGATACCCGCCCTTTGTGCAACATAGTAGCCAATAGCCATGTCACTGCTAAAAATGCTATCGAGGGTGTCATCAACATCAACAAGAACACAGCTTGCAAA